GAGGTGATAACTTTAAAAAATTATATAATGCATCAGATGTCAACAAAAGAAATAGAAATGGTCAGACAAAATCTGGTTTATACTCTTTGTTCATCCCAATGGAGTGGAACTACGAAGGATTTATTGATGAGCACGGAATTCCAGTATTCACTACTCCTGACACAAATGTGCTTGCCCCAGACGGTGAACTAATAGATATAGGTGTAATAGATAGTTGGCAGAACGAAGTAGATGGTTTAAAAGGAGATCAAGATGCTTTAAATGAATTCTACCGTCAGTTTCCTAGAACTACAGAACATGCGTTTAGGGATGAAAGTAAAAATTCTATTTTCAATCTAATTAAAATATACGAGCAGATAGATTATAATGAAGAAATGACTAGAACTCTAGGAATTACCAAAGGTAATTTCCAATGGGTTAACGGTATTAAAGATTCACAAGTAATATTCTATCCAGATCCAAAGGGTAGATTTAAAGTTAGCTGGGTTCCATCTCAGCAATTACAGAATAGAGTGGTACTTAAAAATGGTATTAAATACCCTGGTAATGAACACATGGGAGCATTTGGTTGTGACTCCTATGATATATCAGGGACCGTAGATGGAGAAGGATCAAAAGGAGCTTTACATGGCTTAACCAGGTTTAGTATGGAGGACGCTCCTGCGAACAGTTTCTTTTTAGAATACTTATCAAGACCACCTACGGCAGAAATATTCTTTGAAGATGTTTTAATGGCATTAGTATTTTATGGAATGCCAATATTAGCAGAGAATAATAAACCTAGATTGTTATATTATTTAAGAAGAAGAGGATATAGAGGATTTTCTATGAATCGTCCAGATAAAGTTTGGAATAAATTATCTGTAGCAGAAAAAGAAGTTGGGGGAATACCCAATTCAAGTGAGGATATAAAACAAGCTCACGCGGCTGCAATTGAAATGTATATTCAAGATCACGTTGGTATAAAACAAGATGGAACATTTGGAGATTTGTACTTTAATGATTTATTAAATGATTGGAGTAAATTCGACATAAATAAAAGAACAAAGTTTGATGCATCGATAAGTTCTGGTTTAGCTATTATGGCAAACAATAGACATTTATACGCGCCAAACGCAAAGGTTGAAAAACCTAAATTAAACATAAACGTTTCCAAGTATAGTAATACTGGAACTAATTCACAAATAATCAAATAATAAATATGGCAGAGTCTGGCATTAAAAGTTATTTCCCAAGTCAAACAGTGAGTGATGCTGAGAAGTTAAGCTATGAATACGGTTTGAAAGTAGGTAAAGCAATAGAGACAGAATGGTTTAATAATGATCGAAGTGTTAGTAGATATAAATCTAACCATAATAATTTTCACAATTTAAGATTGTACGCTAGAGGCGAGCAATCTATACAAAAATATAAGGATGAATTATCTATAAATGGTGATTTGTCCTATTTAAATTTAGATTGGAAGCCCGTTCCAATTATCTCTAAATTTGTAGATGTTGTAGTTAATGGCATAGCAGAGAGAACTTATGATATAAAAGCTTATTCACAAGATCCTTTTGGTATAGAGAAACGTACGGCATATATGGAATCTATTATAAGAGACATGCAAACTAGACAGTTTAAAGATGCTGTAATGGAAAATCTAAATATAAATCTTTACAAAAATAAAAAAGAAGATTTACCAAAATCTCAAGAAGAACTAGAACTACACATGCAGTTAAATTACAAACAAGCTGTAGAGTTAGCGGAAGAACAAGCTTTAAAAGTTTTATTTGAAGGTAATAATTACGAATTAATAAAGAAAAGATTTTATTATGATTTAACAGTATTAGGTATTGGAGCTGTTAAAACTTCTTTTAATACATCTGAAGGCGCTATTATTGATTATGTAGATCCAGCGAATTTAGTGTATTCTTATACTGACTCACCTTATTTTGATGATATATATTATGTTGGTGAAGTTAAAACTATTCCAGTAAATGAATTAGCAAAACAATTTCCTCATTTATCAGAAAGTGATCTTGAGGACATAATGAAAAATAAGTCTAATAATAGATCTAATTATAACTCAGTACATACTTACGATAAAGAAGATAATAATACTATCCAAGTTTTATATTTTAATTATAAAACTTATATGAACGAGGTATATAAAGTAAAGGAAACAAGCACTGGTGCTGATAAAATTATTCCTAAAGATGATTCGTTTAATCCACCGGAAGATATGGAAGGAGGTTTTAGTAGAATGTTAAGATCTATAGAGTGTTTATATGATGGCGCTATGATTCTTGGAACCGACAAATTACTTAAATGGGAGATGTCTAAAAATATGATGCGTCCTAAAAGTGATTTTACTAAGGTTAAAATGAATTATGCTATAGTTGCACCTAGATTGTATAATGGTAAAATTGATTCATTGGTAAAACGTATAACGGGCTTTGCTGATATGATTCAATTAACACATTTGAAACTTCAACAAGTGATGGCTAGAATGGTTCCGGATGGAGTTTATTTAGACGCTGATGGTTTAGCAGAGGTTGATTTAGGTAATGGAACAAATTACAATCCACAAGAAGCTTTAAACATGTTCTTCCAAACTGGATCCGTGATAGGAAGGAGCTTCACGTCAGAAGGTGACATGAATCCAGGTAAAGTACCAATTCAAGAAATAACATCAGGATCTGGTGGGAACAAAATGCAAGCTCTTATAGGTAATTATAATTATTATCTACAAATGATAAGAGACGTAACCGGACTTAACGAAGCTAGAGATGGTAGTATGCCTGATAAAAATGCTTTAGTAGGTGTTCAAAAATTAGCTGCTGCTAATAGTAACACTGCCACTAGACATATATTACAATCTGGATTATTTTTAACAAGTGAAATAGCGGAGTGTTTATCACTTAGAATATCTGATATTATAGAATACTCCCCAACAAAAGACGCTTTTATACAAGCTATAGGTACACACAACGTTGCTACTTTAGAAGAAATGAAAAATCTCCATTTATATGACTTTGGTATATTCTTAGAATTAATGCCAGATGAAGAAGAGCAAGCTATTTTAGAGAATAATATTCAAATGGCACTACAACAACAAACTATAGATTTAGAAGATGCAATTGATCTTAGAGAAATAAAAAGTATTAAACTCGCAAATCAACTTCTCAAAATACGTAGAAAAAAGAAATTAGATAGAGATCAAGCTCTACAACAACAAAACATGCAGCAACAAGCTCAATTAAATCAACAATCTGCTCAAGCAGCAGCTCAAGCTGATGTCCAGAAAAATCAAGCTATAACACAAAGTCAAGCTGAGCTAGAGCAAGTTAAAGCCCAAATAGAATCTCAAAGAATGATGCAAGAAGTTCAAATGAAAAAAGAATTAATGGGATTAGAGTTTCAGTATAATATGGAACTGAAAGGTATAGAAGTCGAAGGAGCTAAAAGTAGAGAAAAACAAAAAGAAGATCGTAAAGACGAAAGAACAAAAATACAAGCAACACAACAATCAGAAATGATTGAACAAAGAAATAGTGGAAAACCACCTAAAAACTTTGAATCCGCAGGTAACGATATACTAGGTGGAGGATTTGATTTGGGTAGTTTTGACCCTACATAGAATTTATTAACTATTATTATATTATATTATGAAAGAAAAATTAGAAAAAGAAGGACCAGTGGTGGATAACACTGTGGATAAATTAAAAGTTAAAAAACGTAAAACTAAAAAGTTCAAACCGACAGAAGATAACGTTATTAAAGTTGATCTTAGTAAACCAACTGAACCAGTAGAAGAGATTACTAAGGTTGATCTAACAAAACCAATAGAAAACGAAACTAAAGAAGATAACGCTGACGACAGCGAAGTGGTTGTAGAGCTTGAAAATGTCGACGCCACAGAAAAACAAGAAGAAGTACAACCGGAAACAGAAGCACAAGAAACTCCAGTACTAGAAGAAATTACTGAGGAAGGTGAGGATACTGAAGTTGAAGTAGAAGCAACTCAAGAACAAGTTGAAGAAGCTATAGCAGAATCTGAAGCTACTGGAGAACCAATACCAGAAAATATTCAAAAGTTAATGGGCTTTATGGAAGAAACTGGTGGAGATTTAAGTGATTACGTTAAGCTTAATCAAGATTATAGTAAATTAGATAGTCAAGATTTACTTCATGAGTATTACAAGCAAACAAAACCTCATTTAAATAATGAAGAAATTAACTTCCTTATGGAAGATTCGTTCTCTTATGATGAAGATACAGATGAAGATAGAGATATACGAAGAAAGAAATTAGCGTTAAAAGAGCAAGTTGCCAACGCTAGAGCCCATCTGGACGGGCAAAAGTCCAAATACTATGAAGATATCAAAGCTGGGTCAAAGTTGACT